AGTCTTCCGTTTTGATATAATTTTTTTCTCACACCGGTTAATTCTTTAGCATAACTTCTCAATCCACTTGCGTCTGGTCCATCACCTGTTAGATTGTCAAATACTTCGTCTGGTAATGCGTCTAAGTCAGTTCCGAATCCGTATTTTTTCAATAAGAATTTTAACTCTTTATCTGTGTTGACCATTTTCATACCTGTTTGAGATACATTAACTCTTTCTGGTATTCCAAATAAACCTTTTGCTACCCAAGTTTTACCACTTCCAGGCCCACCTGCTAAGAAAACTGCTTTTAAAATACCTGCGTCATTGATACCTTCTTTTAAAATCATTGTTTCACCATTTTTGGTAAATATGTTTTCTAAATGTTTATAATATTCTTTTTCAAATCCCAACTCAACAAAAGAAGAATAACCTTTAACTCCTTTGGCATTTGTTACTTGCGATGACTCTTTTACCGGTATTCTAAATGTTACAACTTTTCTACCATTGATTGTTGGCATTCCGTGTTCATCTTTATCAATAGATTTGACTACGGTTTTTTTATTTTTAAATCTACCGGTTAAAATAGTATCTCCAATCTTTACTGGTATATTTACATCTTCTCTAATACTACGATTTAATTTTCCGTGAATTCTTTTCATTTTCTTTCTTTGAGCTAAACTTGTAGGTATCCAATCTGGTCCAAAGGTATAATCTTTACTTTCTTTTTTCTTTTTACCATCACAATGTGCTTTCTGTGAAAAACCTTTTGGATTATTACAATCAATACTTTTTTTATATTTATCTGACCATTTCTTTTCATTTACTTTTTTATATCCAGACATTCTATCAGTTTTATTTTTCTTGACTGCTGCACGACTTGGTGAAGGAATTGCCATTTCATTAATAATTCCACCTCGTTCACTATACCATTTTCTAAATTTTGCTGGTGAACCTACGGTAACCGTACCTGTTGCAATTTTTTCAGCTTCGTCTTTATGTAAGTCTGACCTGGTTAACATAAATACATCTTTAATTTTAATTTGATTAACGAGTATTTCGTTCCACCCGTGTTCTGATTTTTTATCTTTTTGACTTAATATGTGTTTTTTAATTTGTTTTTTGTATTTATCAATAATTTTATAACACATATCAATATATTTAGTAATCCATTCTCTTTTGTATGGCCCTAATGCTTTTTCAACATTTTTTTTGTGTGCTTCGTGGTCATATTGAGTATCACCATAACCTGTTTCTTTTTTTACTTTCTCCCAAACTTCTCTTTCTATTTTATCCCAAGAATTTTGGTCTATTTTAAGTTTTTCAGTTCCACTTTGTATTTCTTTCCTCATTTTTCTACCGATAGTATCACCTGCTAACCAATACGGGTCAATCCATCTACGACCTGTTTTGTCTGGGTGGGATTGCATATCTCTCGTGCTTGCAACTAATAAAGTTCCTTCTATTTGATAAATGATACCACCACCTGATTGTATACCTTTTCCTTTTGCAAGTTTCTCACCTTTGTCTACTGATGTAAATGTAGATAGTGTTCCTTTTTTTCCAACAATTCTTGCTACTTGTTGTATATCTCTTGCATATTCTGCATTACCAACGTGAAATACACTTACTTTTTCTTTACCGATAATACTTTGTATTTTTTTAGTAGATAATGGCACCCATTTAGTATACCAACCACCAAATGTAGAATTAAGTGTTGATTTTGTATGAACCGAATGAAACTTTGGTTCTTTGTTGTCTGATTCGTTTATCATTTATCTATACCTTGTTTGATTTGGATTGATACCTAATTTTTCTAATTTGGCTTTATATTTTTTGTGTTGGTTTGCAGTTCTACCTTCTCTAGCCCATTTTTCATTGAGTTTTCGTCTTCGTTCTTTTCTATCTTTGGCGTTTCTATTAGGCATATCTACATTTATAAATATAAAAATTTTAATTATTATACATCAAATCTAACAACAAAACTAATATCTAATTCTTTATCATTTTTAACTGGTTTAGCTAATCTACCAACTGCTAATAAATCATCAGTATCATCATAAAGTCCTATTGTTGTAATGTATGGTGCAAAATCAGAACCTGTTGCAAAATCTTTTATTAAACTAGTTCCGTGATAAATTGCGTTTGTTCTATAACTTTCTCCTGATACTAGGTCTGTTGTTTCTACAGTTTTAAACGAAGAACTTGCTGGAAACAATGGATTAAGTAATCTATGACCAGTTGAATAACTACCACTAAACAATCCATCTGGTATAAAGAAACTACCACTATTACCTGGTGTTATTGTTGGATTATTACTTCTTAAAAACTCTCCTCGTTCAACATTACAAAATACTTCTCTTTCATAAATTGTTTGAGTAGATTTGAAAGAAACACTCCAACCATCTGAACCACTTGTTGAACCAACTCTATTGTAAGACCCAGTTTCTGTTATAATGATTAGTCCTTGACCATACATAACATTACCAATAACACTACCGGTTATACTACTTCCTGCAGGCCCAAATGATTCGGATGCGATAGCATAAGATGATGAATAAGCGTTATCATAAATATTACCAAGGCCATCATCAACTAATGTTTTGGTTTCGTCTGTGCTATTGTCTGTGATTGTTATTGATTTTGGTTTTATTTCTTCACCAAAAAATTTTCTTGGAATGGTAATAACTGATGCATTACCATTTAATTGTCTTGAACTAAATTGAGATGTAGTGTGTGTTTGAAAATTTTTATCGACTATGGCTTGTGAACCACTTGGGGAACTTGATTTGAACCAATGTTCTGTATTAACATAATCACTATCGGCTATATCAATATCAAAATAGAATTTTTTAAATATCATATTCCAGAGTGGAACACTATAAAATGTTGCTAAATAAGGTTCTTTACCGAGTGATGCAGAGACTGCACTATATTCTCCGAAACTTTGAGATATTGTAGAAGATGAACCTATATTGAAGTTATAATTACTACCACTTATTGCACGAAGTCCATAAACTCCACTACCACTATCGTTGTGTGTAAATGTAAATTCCTTATGAACTTGAAATGACCTAAGTGATACATCTTCCGGGTTTAATGTTTTGTAAATACCCATTGTTGATATATCCTATTAGAAGTCTAGTTTAACTTTAATAAGTGCTTCTCTACTTCTTGATTTTAAAATTGGTTTACTTAGTTTTGCTACAGCTAATAAATCATCTGCATCATCATAAAGACCCACAGTTGTGATGTAAGTTTTTTCTTTACCATCTCTAAATATTTCCAATGGTATTCCTGATGAACCACTTGTCCAAGTTGGATTATTACTTTTGTTAAATTTACTATTCATAACTCTACAAAAGTAATGTGTTGAAGTTACTTCTTCTTCTCTACGAGCTTGGAATAATGAACCAGATGAAATAGCGTGATACATTCTATGTAAACTATGTGAAGCTGGACTAAACAATGTATTTGAACCTGTGTAACTACCACCGGTTGAACTAGCATTAGATGTTCTACCTAATTCAAATAGTGCTGACCTGTTTGGCCCTGCACTACCAACAGCGTCGGCTGGGTCTCCTAACTGACTATTTTGTAATCTTGTAGCATTTAATATAAGAATACCTAAATCTGGATAGAACTTACCATAAGAACCATTTGCATCTAATTCAGCAGCGGCTGTCGTGTTAATAGATGTTGAACCACCTTGTATAGAACCAGAAACAATGTTGTATTCTGTTACTCCAGCATCATTTCTTGTTGTTGTGTTTGTTGAACTATCATCAATAAGTTTAATTGTTTTTTTATTTGATGCATTTACTTGTCCACCAGCTAGTTGTAATTCCCAATTACCTGGGTCAACCTTTTCTCTTTGACGAGCTCTATCAAATGATAAAGCGTAAATTTGTTGTGAAACTCCTGTTGTTCCATTACCAAAAGTAAATTCTTCTATTTCAGGTGGTTGAGTTAAATTTAACATTTGTCCGTATACAGTTGCTGTTTCTCTCCTACCGGATACACCAGGTTTTCCTAATGAACCACTACCACCTTTGTGTCCATATAGGATTGCAAATTGTGGTGCTGATGTTGTATCGGAAGGGACTTTGTTATACACTTGTAAAAAGTATTGTCCATTTGAACTTGATTGAACCGATGATGTGAAGAAACTTGTTAAAGTTCCTGCTCCTTCAGACCATATACCAGAAGTAAGACTAACTTCTTCTTCTGTTATGATGTCGTTTTCTATATCGAAATTTGTAAATGACATTTATTTATCTCCTTATCTTATTGGCCCTACATTACCACTTGGTAATACTCGTATTACTGCCGATACACTTAATCCAGTTCCACTAGTTTCATTAATGTTTACTGAAAATTCTTGTGTGGTTGGTGGAAAGTTGTATGCGTTAATTGTTAAAGTACCTGTACTTGAATTGAAACTTGTAACTCTTAAATATCTAGTGACAAATTTTCCACTTAAAGTACGACTAAAAGTAGTTGTTCCTGTGTAGTTTGTTAAATTTGGTGTAAAAGTTACAGTTGGACTTGTACTTCTGAGAGTTGCGTTTGTTGGTGCAATATTTAATATTGGTGTTACATTACCACCACCACCACTTGTTGAAGTGGTTATATCACCTAATTTATATCTTAGTGATAAATTTTGGTCTGGAACAGCTTCTAATAAATTCATATTTTCTATTGCTTCACCATAAAAATTAGAACCATTTGGGTGTGTAACATCATATAGATTATAATCTATTTCGTCATCTCCCAATGCAAATTTTGTTATTCTGAATTGTCCTTCGCCTTTAGCTAATTTTTCACGACCTTTTTTTGTTAAAATAGCGTCTACTGTTACGGATGTGTTATCTAAAACTCCCATTAAAATACTCCTATTGTGTTTTGTTTTTGAATTTTCATTTTGTGAAACTTTTTGGTGTCATCTATAAATATATGAAAATAAAATTTTTAATTAAATTAATTTCTGTTAACCTACTTTTCTAATTTCTAATCTTTTATTACCAGTTCCAGCACCTGTGTTTTGATTACCAGTTGTTGGAATCACGGCTGTTTGTGGTGATGTTTTAGCTATAAATGGTGGTTTTTTATCAAGTGTTGTTTTACTTGTATTTTTAGTTCCAACATAAGACCTTTCAATCCCAGATAAATAGTCTCTTGGTAATTGAACAAACGCTGGTTTAAGTGATGAAGAATACGCTATAAAGTTTGAACTTGAATATTCTGCTAAAATTACTTTGTCTGGTGATATGTTTCCTAATTGTGAACCTGTTGTATAAAATATTTCTCTTTCTTCTAATGTAGGGTGTTGCCTTGAACTTGATACAAATGTTGAAACTGCTTCTGTAAATAAAATATCTGGTTCATAAATTCTACTACTTGAAAGTTGTGGTGTATAAGTTATCCTACTTGATGATAAAAATAATCTTGAAGTTCCTATTTCAATGTTTGATTCTAAATATCTTCTTGTTTCTCCACCAATAGAAGAAGATAAAGATGCACTTTTCAATAGATAGATTGAAGGTTCGTGAGCAAAACTTTCTGATATTGTTCCTATGTAATCAAGTCTTGATGAAGTTATTGAGGCTATAGGTCTATTAGCAGATTGTGTTGCTTCTAACAACCCAACATTTATTTCTGCTTCCTTGTGTAGACTTTCAAAAGATTCATCTCTTAAAATTATGTTTTTTGACCTTTCTAAAATTGTAGGTTCAATCAATACACCATAAGTTGTTTTGACTCTAGCTGGTGTAACTTTTTTAATTTGTTCAAATATTGCTTGGTCATAATATTTGATTAATCTCATATAATCCCAGAAACTATTTGTTCCGGTATATTTTTGAAAGTAAGAATCTGCTAAAGTTCTCAACCCTCTATAAAAGAATTCTTTCTCATCTCGTGGGTCTGCAATTTCTTGTTCAATATCTAAGTCTGCTAGTGATTCTATAATGTCTTGATTTATGACATCTGTTGGTGAGAAAAATATACCAAGTTTATTTGAATCTTTTGGCATTGTATCAAAAGAACCTATTTGAACACTTTCTTTTGCACTAAGTCTTGTTATTCCGTCTGAACCAGTTGGAATATAATTTTCTTCAATTCTAATTTTTGAATTTGTTTTTCTACCCATACCAATATTTGGCAATAATGCTTTTTCTTCTTGTTCAATGTTAGTAAATGTATTTGCTGTAAATCCAACTGCACTACCTGACTCAAACGCTCCGTCAGAGTTAGCAAACAAGTTTTGGTCTGGTGCTATATTGTTTAAAGTTGGTGATGTTGATAAATTTTTGTTATCATCTAATCTTAATCTAAATACTAAATCTGTAAATGATGATGATGCGTGATTACCATTAATTGCTTTTGGAGCTCTTGTGTGGTTGTTAAATGCTGATTCTGTTAGTGGTGCATTATAATATCTTATTTCTTGTAAAGAACCTGTAAACTCTCCACCTAAATCACCAAAAGAACCTGTTGAACCAAAGAATATATCACCACTAGCAGTCCATTGTCCATTATGTAATGATGAAGTTAATCCTGTTCCTGTAGAAGAACCACTTAATGTCATTGAAGTTGAAGAATCATATAATATTCTATCCACACCAGATTCATATTGTTTTACAAACAAATTATACTTTATACTACTTGTTGTATTATATTCTAATGTTCTGTCTGTTGTTGTATTATAACCACTACTTGATTCTCTAGTTATACCAACCGACCAAAACTCGTTATTAAATACTGGGAATAAAGATGAAGTAACACTCGCCGTTCCAAATACGGAACCTGTTAATGAACTACTTATAACAAACTCTACTTTACCTTTATTATCAGTTATTGAACCCTCGTCTAACAATCTTACTGCAAAATCACCATCTTTGGCTACCAATACTTGATTGGAACTTGAAGCGGCTTTAAATCTAAATTCAATAGTATCTGGTGTTCTTAAACTACCTGATGTTTCTTTCCATTGTGTTTGAATATATTGACTATTTTTAAAATCTAATGTTTTTGTAAATCTTTGTTGAGTTTCAAATGTTGGTTGATAATCTTTATTATCTGAACCACCATATTCTCTAACTTTTAAAATTGTTGGTGGAATACCATAAGTATTAACAAGAGCTTGAATTGACTCTTTTGTTCCTTTATTTTTTAAAATATAAGGCATACTTGTTAATACACGATTCCAAATTTCTTGTTGTATTTCTTTTCCTGTTAATTCTGAATATTGTTTGTATTCTTCTGAACCAAATGAACCACTTAAATATTGTCCGGTTATTAATCTGTGTAGTTCTGTGATTTCAGTTCCTGATGGTTGTTTCCAACCGAATGCATTTGAAATCGTCCACACTAAATCTTTTGATAAACCTTCTGTTAAGTCTTCTCGTCTATCATATGTATCGGTCATTGCTTTTATGTGTATCCAAATGTTATCATAATAATGTCCTACCATATCTAAGAAATCTAAAAATGGTTGATTTTCAGAATCTCTCTTGATGTGTTCCGGAATTAAATTGACTAAACGATTTGGATTGTTTTGGTCATACAAAGAAGCGGAAGTTGAATTGTTATTATACCAAGTTGTAGCGGCTGATGCAGATACACTTAATACATTATGTGGTTTTGTTGAGTTTTCTTTTGGCCAACTTGTATCAAATCCTAATCCAAATGAAGAAGTAGAGTATGATGAACTTTCATAAAATAAATACTTTTCATAATGGTCAAAGTTGTTTGTAATATCTCTTTTAAATTCTTCGTTCTTAACAATTTCAGATTTAAATACTGCACTAGCTGTTTGTGCGGCTAGTGAACCACTTTCTTTTGAATAAAACTCATAGTCTACTAATTTTGTTCTAAAATTTTCTAATCTTTTTTGAACTGAACCAAATATAGAAAAATTACCATAATCATTATAATCTACATTGACCTCTGCAGAAACACTACCACTCAATACATTTGCTAATATAGAACCTGATATAAAATTATCATTAGTAAAAATTTCATTTTGACTTAGTTCGGCCGTTCTTAAATTATTTATGTAGTCCATTGACTTGTCATCGGCTTCATATAAGAATCTAGTTCCTAAATCTGCATCGTTAAATGGAGCTAATCGTATAGTTTCACGAATAGGTTCTGCCATTTCTTTAACGACTGTAATTTTATCTTTTACACCAACATTATTTGATAATGGTTCGTATAATTTTAATACTACTGAATACGGGTCTATTGGTGATGTTTCTACATCTATATCACTATTTGTTATTAAAGATTTTTCTCCACTAGTATTTAATAACACATTTAAATTTTCATACTCTACTGAATTATAAGATATTGCATATCTTTTAGTTGTTTTAGTTTCTTCCATTTCTGCATAAGCTTCATCTGATAATACACCTTGATAATCTCTAGCTTTATCAATATCTAATGCAGTGGTTATGGTGTTTGTTTCTACATCAACATCTACAATTTTTGTTTTAAAAGGAAATGTAACTTTATTTCCACCACTTCCTCCGGTATCCCCGTCATCATCATCATCATCACTACCACTATCTACTTTAAACAAGAAAGAAGACTCTGCCAATGTAGTTTCAGAAATTGTCCCACCTCCATCGCTAAAAGTATAATAGATATCACATTGAACTCTTATGTTTGATTCTTCACCATCTTTTAAACCAAAAACAGTGGCTGTATCTAATGTAATGTTTTCACCACTTGCCTCATATTCTCCACCCCAAAAATCGTTAGAATCAAAAATCCAACTTGCTCTTTCTATTTTGAATTTTGGTAAATCTTGAACTTCATTTGGAACTACTGATAATTTAGCAGTTTTGTTTTCAGCAGTTTGTGTGAAAACTTCTTGTCCATTTATACTGGAAAAATTTGGGCCGTATTGAATTTTAACAAGTGACATAATTAATTATTATCCCCAAAAACAACTGGAACATTTCCTACAAATTCTCCCCAACCTCTTTCTACGGTATTTTGGAATCTATTGTGGTCATTATCTGGAAACACTACAAATGTATTTCTTTTTGTTATGGTATTTCTTTGTGGGTCTTTGTCTGGAAATTCTATAACAAAGTCTATATCTAAATGAAATAAAGCACCTTGCAAATCTTTAATATTTGCGTCTCCTTCGTTTCTTAATTTGAACTCGGGGTGTCTTCTAAGTCTGATAAAGGTATCTTTTCCTGTAAAAGGATATTTTTGTGGATATTTATGTCTTCCATAATCTCCTCGTTGACCAGCTGCGTTTTCTGTTATTTGTGTTCCGTAAGCTGTAATTTCAAAATAACTTTTTATTTGGTCTGTCGATACAAAGTTTAATAATTTTTCATTATTACATTTAAGCCACAATGGAAATCCATAAGGTTCATATGTTGTGTAACCAATTAAAGCGGCTCCACCATAAAATGCTCCTTGTGGATTTTCGTATTTGCTTGAAATAAAATATTTCGTAGCGTCTTCAGGGTCTTTGATATCTCCAGTTTTTGGGCCACTCCTATCACCGTATCCTATATCGTGAAATAAAAGTTTTTGAAGGGACTTCCTAGCTTTATCATCACCATCTGATGCTTTATTAACAAGTTCTAATATTGTTGATTGGTCGTATCCGTCAGAAGTTTCTGATTTTTTATCAGCATTGAAATTAATATTTTTTATATTACGATAGTAATTGTTGTCTCCACCGAATATTGAAGTTTTTTCGGTTTCAGAACCATTACCACCTTTATCAAGTTCACCCTCAATGTAAGAATCATATTTTAATGCAGAACCATAAGTCATTAGTCCTGCTTTACCAATTTTTCTAGGGGTGTTAGATATAACTCCAACTAATGCATAAAAGTCATTTTGACCAACAACGACAGTTCCGCCAACTCCACCTCCACCTCCTGAACCACCTCCACCATATGAACTTGGTAATGTATATGCATCTCTAATGATTAAGTCTCCACCAACTATATTTTCAGGTAAAGTATTAGCACCTAAATTATTTATTTGAAATATCTTAGTTCCAACATCTTGTAGTTCATTAGGATAGGTTAATATTGTTTCATCAGAACCCAATCCTTTAAATTCTGTATTATAAAGTTGACTTTTAATTGGTAAAGTTCCTAATCTTACTTCTGTTCTATCTGCTGAAATTTCATCTATGTAGAATTTATAATCAAACTCTCTTAGTAAATTTTCATCTACTTCATCATCACCTTCATTACCTTTATAAATTAAACCATTGGTATTGACAAAATAATCTCCATTATAAATTTCATTCTTTCTATCAACCAATACACCTTTTTCTGAACCAGCTATTTCTCGTAAAAAATTAAATTCAATATTGTATTCTCCAGAAAAATACCCTTTTTCTCTTAAAAATATACCAGGATTTATTTTAAAAGTGTTATCATCATTTTTATAGTTTTGACATTCGTCTCCTCTTGCTATAACAAAAGAATCCAAGAAAACACCAGTAGTCGTTGATACAACCATTTCAATATAATCTCCTTGTGTTTTTCCAAATTCTGGTGCATCAACTGGTGTATCTTTACCAGAAATATTGTGTTTTCCTGAGTATAGAATATCATAATCTTGTGGTTTTAATCTTGATAGTTCTTTTGCCATCTATCGACTCGTATTGAATTGCATTGGTTTTCCATTTAAAATATTGTCTAAATCTTCTTTTAAAACAATTATAATTTCTTCTGTAAATCTAGTGATTAGTGTTCCGTAATAAGATTGAAAAAAATCTATTGAAGGAAATCTTCTTTTTCTATTGTTTTCTAAATAATACAAGTTTAAACCAAAACCATCATTTGTATTCCAATCACTAGTTCCTACGATATCACCATTTACCAAATCAATAGTATATCTATTTGTTCTAACATTGGGTTCTACTCTTGAAGGTGATATTAATGTAAATTTTACCCCATCGTGCTGTGGTTCTAATACATTATCGTTTGGTGATTCATATAATCTTGCTGTTGGTAAACTTGGAGCTAATGGAATCAAACTATTGATTTCAGTATCGATTGTGTTTTCTAATCTTTCTCCTTTTTCAAAAACTGGAAATTTGTTTTCAGTAATTATAGAATGATATTCATCATCTCTACCAATTCTACCAAATGGTGCTTCTTTTCTTCTTTCTTCATCAATACCCTCAAAACTAAATAAAGTATTACTACCACTAACTACTAGGTGTGATTTGTATCTTGGTACGGTTTCTGGGTTCGGAACTAATATACTGGAAATAATAGTTTCACTAGTAATCGGGTCTTCTTCCATTACACTTTTTTTTATTAACCCTCCACTTAAAGCGTCATTGTAAGCCGCTTCATATCTATCATCTCTTTCTTGTTTTAAATTTTGATAGAAATCGTAATTTTTTAATTCCTCTTTTGTATAAGGCATTTGTTTACCTCGTTAATTTAAATATGTGGTCATTATCTATAATGTGTTCTACTCTTGTGTTTCCACTACCACTTACTACTTTGTAAAGAAAACGATAGTGTCTTTCTGGTTGAAACGCATTTAAATCTAATCTGAAAAAGTTTCCTGTTCCATCACAACTTAAATAAGAACCCGTTGTAAATGGTATGATAACATCTTCTGTCAAAGCATCTCTAACTGAATATTGACTTTGACTTGGAATAAATTTTACCGTTAAATTTTGTGAACTTGTTGAATAAGTTCTTGTTGGAAATCTTTCACGACCACAAACTCTAAATTTAACTTTTGACTTTTCTTTATATTCTGGTCTTAAACCTTTCATATAAATTGTAACTTCATCAATATCGTCCGAGTCTAATGTTACTAATGAACCTGTATTGAACGAAGAGTCATCATATTCAACTTCTAACTTTGGTGGATAAATTGTGTGTGTATCTCTTGAGAAGAATGCGAAATTTCCAAGTCTGTCGGTGCTTCCCTCGTCTAATGAAGATGAAGTATTACCAATACTACCTGAACGCTTTATAATAAATCCTTCGTTAGCTATTGAACCACTTAACCATTTGGTTACAATATCTGTAACATCCATTCTCATATCAGTTGTTTCGTGGTTGAACGATTGAGAAGCTTCATAACCACTTCCTTGATACCAAGTTCCACCAGTATTGTTTGAACCACTAATCCATTGTGTTCCTGTTGTTTCTCCATCACGATATCTCCAAGAACAACCTTCGGTAGTTGCTGGACTATCAAAAAATCTTCCATCACCTTGAACCCAAGATTGACTTACTGGGTAAGCAAACAATGATTGACTAGTTGTTAATTCTTTTGAGTTAGCATCATATAAATTTAAATAGTATCTTGCGTTTTCAGGAATAGTTCCTGCTACAACTGATTCAGATATATTAGTTGTATTAAACTTAATTAACGCTCTTGATACATTTACTACCGAACCATCTGCGTTCATATCTTTACGAACTTCTAATATTTCGTCTAATCCGGTATTTCTACTTTGAGTAGCACTACCTTCGTAAAGTGTTGCGTCTTTTTCTGCAAATTCAAATAAATGCATTATCCTTCTCCCCCTTCAACTGATGTTGTTATATCATTGTTTGGAAACTTAACCTCAAATATACTTGGGTCTTTAGCTGGATACACAACACCACCTTTTAAAGCACTTTGTATGTTATATCTATTACCACTATAACCTGCTGTAGATGAGTAAGTATCTTGATTTGTTATTCTAATATTAGTTACTGATAAAACACCTTCTACATCAGATGTTATAGCATTTTGTAATTCTGATAATATGATTGGTTGATTTATTTGCCATCTATCTATATCAAAATATTCTGCTATTCTATTGTTAACATTAGTAATAACTAGTTGTTGGTCATATCCATTTTTAGTTAAGATTACACACTTAACACCAATGTTTATTATGAATGCATTTTTAATGTTTATTGCGTCAGTTACTAATCTAAATCTTGTTAAATAAGTTTTTAGATTTTCTTTTACTGCAACATTAACATCAACAAGATGTCTATTTGTGTTTAATCCCAAAACATATAAATTTAGTGCTAATGGATTTGGTTCTTCCCCAACTCCAACAATAATAATATCCCCATTATCAGGGTTTACTTCATAAATATTTCTTAATACATCATCTTGAACAATGTAAGCTTTTGCAATGTTACCATATTTATCAGGTAATGCATAAGTTCTAACAATGTAATCATCTTTGGTTACAGCACGATTTTGTGCTTGGAAATACGCTTTAATGTTTTCTCTTAATTCTTCAACACTTTCTGCTCCCATACCACCACTTGATGCTTCAATGTTGGAAGCTCTTACTGATTGTTCAACAAAGTTACGAACTGATGGGACACCTCTTACTATTGGTGTTTCAAATGTAATACCGGTAATTTTATTAATTCTACCAGCCGCTACATTGTCTTGTGCTCCACCACCATATTGATAATTAATTGTTAGTGTTGTGTTGGAAGGAGCTTGTCCATAAGTTTTTGTTTTTAAGAAATTACTTGGGTCAAATGTTTCATATAATTTTGAAGGTGAACCAGGTAAGTTTGAACCAACATTATCTGGATTTGGTATAATATCTTCGTCGGCATTATCTGAAACTCCAGAACCAAATCTTAGTTCTGTTTTTCCGTCTGGTCTTCTAAATGTTGTAAACCTTCTTGATACTCTTTTTAATTTTAAAATGTAAGGAACTGACTCGGAATATGTTGCTCGTTTTGGGTCATTTGTTGAATTGTTTTCAATCTCATCAAAAACCGTATCTTGAGCTAATGAATCAACTTCATACCAAGTATTTCCATCTGAATCTGTACAACTAATAATATCTATTACATTTGAATTTGATAATAAAACTTTATCATATTTTTTTGCTCCACCAAAAGTAAAATCTTCATTAGTTACATTACCACTTTGTGCTCTTACTTCTTTTCTAATGTAATAATAAGTTGGTGTATCACTACTTGAATCTCTTTCAAAAATTTCCACTTCTCTTGGCGACCTTGATGATTCGTATCTCATATCACAATCTTCAATCGTTCTAAACACTACCCCGTCTGAAGTTTCTACTCTTGTTCCGGCTTTAATGTTTAATGCATAATCATATTCTGGTGCTATATTATTACCAGTTCCTGTTGCTGGAACTAATTGGAAAAATTCTAATTTTGTTGAAGAAGGTGCAGACAATCTTGGTTTATATCCAAATGATTGAGCCATTGCATAAAGTGTTCTTAATTCTTCTGAATATCCTAATAAAGATTCTTTGAATTGTGAATCAACATAGTAAGACATAACATCACCAACATAAGATGCCATTTCAATAAACATCATACCAGGTGATGACTCATTAAAGTCTTGGTAAGTATTTGGAAAATATTGTTTTGAAAACTCAATCAAATTATTTCTAAATTGAGAAAAGTCTTTATTCAAATATCTTACTTCTTTATTTTTCTTTTTACTTGTTAATTCGTATCCCATTGTTTACTCCTAATAACCAACACTTGTTGATTCTGAATCTCCTTCAAAGTTTAAAGTAATACTTTCAAATCTATCTGGTTCATAGTTCAATGCGAAATCAATACTAACATTAGTTGTATTAGGGTCTTCATCTGATTGAATTATATTTACATTAGAAATATTAATGTAAGGTAACCAAGTGGATATTGCTTCTTGTATCTCTGATTGTATTCTTGATGATAAATCTTCTGTATATTGTTCGAATAATAATTCTCTTAAACGAGAACCGAAGTCAGGTTGCATTACTCGTTCACCTTTAGCAGTTAATAAAAGGTTTTTTATATTAGAACCAGCTTGTTCTAATGTTGTTTGTGTTCTACCAAACAAACCTGATTTTCCTCTGTTGAAAGGAAGTTTTAAACCTATAAAAATATCTGGGTTTAAATCATTTTCTCTTGCACTTGCCATTATTTACCTTTTTTCTTATCAATAGCTTTTATTAAACCAGAATAGTCTCTTGTCAAAGCGTTCTTTAAGTGCTCTGGAGCGTCATCTGGATTCATACCGGCACTTTGTAATGTGCTTGCGGCCGCTACTTCTCGTTTAACTTCTTTATTCCCTAAACCACCGCCGTATCCTAACATCTCAGTCATACGACTTGAATCAAAAGTTCCCCCGCCTAATGTTGGGTATTCTTCTTTTTGTTGAGCAGTTTCGTTTAAAATTTTATTAAGTGTTGGATTGTCTGTAAACTTCTGTTCCTTAACCTTTTTCTTCTTAACTACTGGTTTTGCTTTGGGAATATTTGTTTCATTAATAAGTATATCAGTTATCTGTTTTTTAACCTCTTGTTTGACAACTTCTTTTATTAATGATACTAATTTATTCGATTTCATTTTTACTCCTATTTTTTCTTTTCAATTGTTACGATATCTGTGTTCATAAAATCTAATGTTGCAAAACTTCTTAATGCATCCACAACCTCTGATATTTTCTTTTCTACTTCTGTTATAGTAAGTGGAAGTCCCGGAACTAAAGCTTGTATTTCGTTAAAGTTAGTTAAGATAACTTCTTGATTCTTTGCAAATTTTTCAGCATCAAAACTTACTGATACCTTTCTTGTTTTATTAACTATTTTCTCTATATTTTTTCTAGCATCTTTTACTGAGTCAGTTAAATTTTTAATCTGTTGAACTTGTCTATTATATTCTTCTATACCAATATTAGCAGTATCTTTTAAAACTTGAACTTGTGCTTTGATGACATCTGTTGCTTCTTTAACTGCTCTTTCTCTAAGTTCTTCTATAAATTGTTCTGTTTCACCAGTTACAACTTGTCCACCCTTGTTGTGTTTGATTTCTGTGCTTCCACCAACAACTTCTGTTAAGTTTCCACTTTGTAATTTTAATGTATTTCTTGCATTTATTACAATATCATCTGCGTTTAAAATAATTTTAGCACCACTTATAGTAGTTGATGGAAAAGCTTTATTTGGATTATCAACTTTAACGGTACCTCCGTCTTGTATAAATATAGAAGCTTTAGATTTATTAATATCATTTGAGTCATCTCCTGCAACTAATTTAATTGAAGAACCAACTTCGTCTTGTTTACCTAATATAATGTGATTATTAAATCTACCTTCAATCACTACATCACCAGGTTCTGATACAACCGGGTTTCCATATTGTAAGTCTGTTGTAATCTGTGGTTGTGCTGGTAAGTTAACTTTTTGATTTGATGATATCCCAGCTTGAATATTGTTATTTGGATTATTACTCCAATTCAATATATTAGTGTAATATGTTCTACCTAAAAAATTTGTACACACAACAACTTCTCCAACAACAGGATAGTTTTTAATGTGGGAGTCCATTGGTAAAACAAAACCATTACCACCATTATCAAGAACTGCTTGATTTGAGTCATTGATAAATCTACCACGAACTGCTCCGTAATATTTGGTGTTTAATGCTCCTTCACCCTCAAATAATTTTTTGTCTAATAAAACTTCTTGAACTTCAAATGGTTCTAATTCGTAAAAATCATATTGATTTTCGCGTATTAAAGATGTAACCTCACCTTTAATTTTATTAATAAGTGGGCCTCCAATTCGTGTGTTTGATTTGTTTTTAAAAACTCGGTATGGCATTTTATTGTTTAGATTCTATATCTTTTCTAATTTTATCAGATGTTTCTTGTAAATCTTTTGTATCGTGTTCTAATATAGTGTTCATAATATCTTGTTTCTCTAATTCAGATAAACCAAATTCACTTTCAGATTCACCTTTACTTTCAGCAGTAATAATCTTCTGAACGATACCAGCTAGTTTCACTAGTAATTCATCATTACGAACATTGATTTCTAAATACTCTTTAATCATTGGAACTATTTGAACAGCTGTATCTCCGTCTTTAATCATAGAAGTAATGTTCTTAGTTAAGACATCTAATTGTTTTCTGTTATAGTTTTGATTTTCGTAAATATCTTGAAACAATGACGACAATGATTTTCCTTTGAATATTTCATAATCGTTTGACATAATATAATCCTTTAATTATAAATATATGGAAACTAAAAAAGGGAACAAAATAAATTAATACTTTGTCCCCTTTTTAGTTTAAGTAATATGTAGGAAATATTACTTATCATTTCGCGTTCCTACTTACGAATTAGACCTAATAATATCACTAATGTGATGAAACCAGCAAAACCGCTTTCACCAAACATATTAACAAGTGACATTAAATTAGCTATAACATCCAACCCAAATAATCCGCCTTGGAATATAATTCCTGCAACGGCACCCAGGCCAATAAGAGAAATAAGAACTGACATTAAGTCGTCTACATATCCCTTTATTAATTTAATGATGTCTTTCATAGTTTGTT